CCTCTGGCTAACACTTCCCCTTGCCGGGTGTGTAGAGGACTTTCACCTCCAAGTCACCAGCGAGGCCACCACAGCCAAGCTGGTTGCGCTTACGCGCAACGCGCCATGCCTGGCGCACAACGAAAAAGCCCAGCGCGACGGCTGGGCTCTTGGTGATGTTCGCCGGAGGCGAAATTGTCACGATGGGGAGAATCATGCCTGAGCCGGACATTTGTCGTCAAGCAGCTATTTTCATCTCTTTTATCGCCAAAGAGACAGGCGCCAATGCCTCCTTGTCGAGGTCGTTGCAGGCGTTGAAGCAAGCCAAAATGAACCCCTCCCACTCCCTACTCCATTGCTCGGAGGAAAGTTCAAGACCCAGCACGTAGTGAAGCCACCCGCGAAAGGCTTCCGGCGTTGGGCACGGGTCGACACCCTCACTCTGTCCGCCCTGGTGTATGCGGCGGTACCGAAACAAAACGCCCTCGGCGACCAGGCGGGCCTTTTCGAATTTCTTCGCGTACATTTTTGGACCGGCCCGATATGCGCTCATGAACAGCGACTCATCGGCCTCTTCCTTGTCGTCGGCAGTGGCCAGTGGGCTGTACATAAAGTTTCCGAAAGCCTTCAGGTGACTGGGCAGCGTGTCGATGGCGTGCTGGATGCGGGCCGAGATTGACTGGTGCATGGCGTGCCGGCTGTTGACCGACTTTGCCGTGGCCTGGATCGTGCAACCCAGCAGGCCAATCTGTTCAATATGGGAGCCCTGACTGTCCCACGGGGTGTACAGCGCGTCATGCCAGGCTAGACGAGCGGAATTCAAGTTCATCATGCGGCACTCCTTGGAAACACATTCAGTCCTTCAGCCTCACCAGCGTCGTAGCATTCCCGCGCTTTGGCATTCCGATCGTTCCAGCGCTCTACTGCAATGCGTGCAACATCCATAGCCGTCAGGTCGATCTTGTCTTCGAAGAGACACAGACTGCATGAGTCAATGTCTGGCCCTTGCGCCCCGCAGTCATGGCACCAGACATGCGCCTCGTACTTTTCGTCGAAGAATTCAGTCTGAGGGCGATCAAGATCGACAGACTTCTGAGTGCCGTAATCGCGGACGAAGATGCACGGCGGCCCCTCGCAGAATGGGCACGGGCTCATCTTGATTGGCTCAATTGCCGCGGGCTTCTCGACTTCGCGAAGCCTGGCCTCCCAATCTATGTTGTGTGCTTGCTCATGAATCGCCCGAACCGACTCCTGCGTCTCGCGCCCCGCCGCGATCTCTTTGTCGAAGTGCTCGAAGAATGCGCCCCATGCGTCAATCGGCGGTGGCGGCATCTTGTCGATGCTCAATACAGTCATGCTGCTCTCCCCTTCAGCTCTCTGGCCTTTGCCCGGTATTCAGCCTTGATGGCCTTGATCTCTTCGACGGTGTACTTGCGCACGCTCTGGTCGGATTCCAGGGCATCGACCGCCTGCTGGCCGATGCGCGCGATAAGGCCGATCCGGTAGTCCACTGCGTTACCCGAGAGGAACCGGTTGTTCTGCTTGCTCTGCGCGTGGCAGTTGCGCTCATCGAAGCGCAGGTGCGGCGCGGAGCCGACGCTGCGATAGTGGCCGGCATCTACTGCGTTACCGCTCCAGTCCAACGGCTTACCGCTGGAGATGCAGTGGTGGCCAGCAGCCTGGTCACGGGCGCGGATGAACTCGTTGAAAGCCTGCTGAGCCTCGCGCATGTGATCGCCGCGGCTCTTCAGGGCCTCTTTGCGCACCTTGATGTCGGCGCGACCAACCTGGGCCAGCGACTTGCGCGCCTTCTCCTGCTTTCCGCGAGCGATGACGACAGCGCAATCCGGCGAGCACCAGGTCTGGAAGGACTGACGCGGGATGAATGAGGTCCTGCACGTCTTGACGCGGCATTTCTTCGGCTTGGGTTGCTTGGTGGCGAGCATCAAATGTCCTCCCCAGCGAAATAGCCGATTAGGAAGGTCACACCTGACATCAGGAACACAACGCCGCCATTGGCGTGAGCGACCGTTTGGCTGTAGGCGGTGGCGGCAATGACCATCATCAGGCCGGCGATCAACTTGAAAGCCTTGGAGGTATTCATGCATAGCTCCCCAGCTGATCAGCAGCAGACAGCGCCTCTGCTTCACTCTCAAAATGCGCGGACAGCACCAATCGCCAGCAGGCGTTAAACACGTCGCGGTAAAGCGGCTCGAAGGCCGTATCGTCCATATTTGCCCAACTGATCGACTTGGCTTCTTTGCGGATGCCTTCCGGCGTGTGCACCAGGTGAAAGTGTCCGGCCTCGATCGTCACCCATTCGCGGAATGCCTCACGGCTCTTGTCCACCGCCGGGAAGCGTTCAGCGCGAGCCGTCTCAAGCCCAGCGATGTAAGCCGCGACCGCATGAGACAGCTGCCCCGGCTTGCCATTCTGCGCCTCGAAGTACTTGGCCAGCCCCTGAATGCCGCGCATCTCCTGGCGCGGGATGAGGCCGCCAACCGGCTCCCAGTAATCCCAGGCCAGATCAAGCATCGAGAAGAACTTGCCGTGGAACTTGCCGTTGCGCATGCGGGTGAACTTGCCGTGAATGACCTGGCCGGCCTTCCACTTTTGGACCAGTTCGCGGTCGGCCTCGGTGGCGGGCACCAAGCCTTGGGCGGTGCGGATCAATGCGAGTTCAGCCATGGGATACCCTCCCCGATCCCAACTCCTCAACCTGCCTCAACAGCAGGGCCCGGCGATCTGCCAACTCATTGGCCGCTTCGATCCGCATCTCGTCCTTCCTTTCGGCGCTTGCCGCACGCATTTTCATCATGGAAGCCTTTACCCCCTGAAGCCTTTCGCGAACTGCCGGAGTCGGCCGGGCTATTTCACCGGTGATCAGGCCCACCAGAGCGCGACCGTCTTCGGTCACTGGCGCCACGCTCAGGTCCGCCAGATACAACTGTCCGCGCTCTTGTGGAATGCGCTGCATCTGCACGGCCTTGGTGATCGCCGCGGTGCGCCGGCTTGCGTCGAACCCTACAGACACATGCCAGTTCACCGGCTTAACGTCGCCTCGGGCCTGGGCGACAAATCGCTCGTAAGCGCTAATGAACGCCATGCGAGCGCCTATCTTGTCGCCGGCATCGAGGACGGGCTTTGCCGCCGCCAAGGCGAACTGGATCTCGTCGGTCAGCACAACCGTCTCGAATTCGTCGTTCGTGGTCATGGCGATGGCCCATGCTTCGTCCTTGCCAGGCCGGCCATCAGCAGCCTGAACACGCTGCAGGATGTCAGCCATAGCCAGCTTGCCCTTCACCTCGAAGCGGCAGGCCTTCAGCGCGGCTTTCACGGCAGACACCGAGTAAGCGCAAAGGTCCTCGGCCATCATTGCCGCAGTGCCTGGGTTCATCTCCTGGCCCATGGCCTCGGCCGTGGCACAGATCGCCGCCGCCAACCCAGCAACCTGCTGGTCGTTCATTTCAGAGGTATTCATTGCGCTCTCCTGCCTGGCGCTTGGCCAAGACCATTTGGGCGGCCTGCTCCGCTGCGGACAGATTCGCTTCGGTGCGCTCCATCTGGCGGGCGGTTGTTCCGTTGACGCGCTGACCGGTTACCCATTGGGTGTGGTAGCTCTCAGCGTTCGCCAACAGCTCGTTGAGGCTGTGGCACTTGCGTATGACGGCGGCATCACTGGTTTTCAGGAAGTGGGCTGCAACGTGGTGGGCGACGTCAGCGCCGAGACGGTCGACCAACTGGCCGAGTTGGCCGCCGACCTTGGCATTCCACACCGGCCAGGTGCAGTAGCGCTTGCGGTAGGCCATGGCGTAGTTCGCCCAAACCTTGAAGGTTTTGCAGGTCTGGTCCTTGGGCCCCGGCATGTCGGCGGGGATCTCAACCCGTGGAGCATCGGAGCGATCAACCACCAGCACCAAGCCGCGGGACTGGATCGGCTTGTCCGAGCCATTCTGCAAGCTGTGACTGGTCTCCTGATTGGTAACCTGATTATTGGTATCCTGATTTGTCGGAGATTTTTCCGACCCTAGATCGGATTTTTTTCCGACCTTGCTCGGAGATTTTTCCGAGGTAGATCGGATTTTTTTCCGACCCTTGGATTCTGGCGGGGTCGGATATTTTTCCGACCCATCCTGCTTCTTGTTCCACTCAGCAGCCTTCTGGGTCAGGCGAAAAAGCGTGATGTTCGAAGTGCTGGAAAGCTCGATCAAACCAGCTTCTTCCAGAGCCTTCAGCATCCGATACGCCGTGTCCGGCTTGTCGGTCAGCAAAGGCAGCTCTTCCACGATCTTGGCCTTGCTCAAAGCAAAGAAGATCCCGTCATCAGTCTTGAGCGCTTTGGCCCAGCTTGGGCAGCCGTAGACGAACGCGAACAGCAACGCTTGTTGGGAGTTGAGCCCCCATTCAAGCGCCTTCGCCTGGTTGATCGTCACGGTGAATTGCATGTCAGGCCTTCCCGACCAGTGCGGCCAGTTCGAGGAAACGATCGACGTACCAGTGAGGCTGCGTCTCGCGGGGGGATTGAGGGTTGGTGAGGTTCTTGCCGTAGGTCATGCCCTTGTCGGTCACGCACCAGAAGTCGACCAGTTCCTGCTTGGAGTTTTTCCGCTGGAGCTGCCTGAGGAAGCCCTTGGCGGCGAGTGCGCGATTGAAGGCGGCCGCCGTGCTGGCGATACCGTGGTCTTTGATCAGAGCAGTGATGGCCTTGGTCGGCATGGAGCTGCCACCGGTGGCATCGGGAGCGGCGTCGACGGCGTAGCCAGGAAGGAACTTCGGATCAAGCCCGTTGTTCTGGGCGATCTTCGTGAGCATCAGCATTTGGCTGGATGCTGCCGGCTTCAGGAGGCGCGTGAAGCACTCCATGATTGCCAGCTCACCGACGACCTTCGTGCCATTGAGCAAGACCTGCTCGCGCGCGCCATGCTGTTGTTCCAGTTCGCGCCAGCGGCGAATCACCTTCATGCGCATCGGGGCGCTGTAGCCGGTGAGTAGGCAGTCGGTGTGTTCGCGATCGAGCAAATACTGCACCTGCTCACGGTTGCGACCATCCAGATAGATGTCCTCAAAACTGAGTACATCTACTTTCAGGTCTTTCAGCATTGCCACGATGTCGCGCTTCACGTTGTCGTGACGCTTGCCGGTGACATTGGCGATCTCGCGAGAAGACATCGTGGTGCGCGACACGTTTTCAGAATTAGCAAAACGTGTCGCGACATTGGACGGGGTATTGCTATGTGATTGGGTTTGCATATAATCAGGCCTCTCTAGTTTTGCGAATCAGCCGACCGTCTACGTCGGCTTTTTTGTGCCTGCGATTCAGGCGATTGCTTTTCCGCAGGCGCGACCCATCCCGCCGGCAGGGCTTCTGCCCTCAGCGTTCAATGTCCCCATACGCCCTGTTGTCTTGCTGTCCATTTCCTTTCCCCTGATGGTCTTCCTGGTGCGAGTGGCTTAACTGCCGGCTACGCCTGTGTTGCGAATCGGCCCCCGCCGATGTGTTGCGATTACTTACCCGGCCTTGTGCAGCTCGATCACCGCAGCTACAGCCTCAAGGCTGGCCGACATGTACTTGGCATGCAGGGCGCGGATCTTCTTGGCTTCTGCGGCATCGATCTCGCCGTCTTCCAGAGCGGTCGCCACCATCTGGTCCAGGGCGCCGCGCTGTGCCGAGGCATTCAGCGAACGCTGATACAGGTCGACGTTATCCAGTTGGCCTGCCTCAGGCAGTCGCACGAACACGCCGCCGTACATGGCGCAGATGTAGTCCGGCAGGTAAGTCGTATGGGTGTGCGTTTCGATGACGCAAATCTCGTCATCCGTAAGCGGCTTAACACCAGCAGACTCATAGATCCGATTCTTGAAGCGCTTGAAGCTTTCCTCGCCAAGGACGGCAGCAGCACATTGAAGGCCGCCAGGCACGGCGTTTGCGGCTTCAATCACGGCTGCTCTGCGGGTCTCTAGCACCGGGGTCTTCATCGTCTAGTTTTTCCTTTGTGCTGATGCGGCCAAAATGCCATCACCGAAATGATCAAGGACGCATCCATGACCGACTCTTCCGAACTACAAGGCGAGGTAGCCGCCCTTTGCTGCTTGGTGGTAGCACTGGCTTCCACCCTGCCCTTGTCGTCTCAACTCAGGCTTTGGCCTGCGTTTGAGCGGGTTGCCGGTCCGTTACGGAATCGGCTTGGTCGTGAAGAGCTGCGAGGGTTTGAGCGGGCGACTGCTTCGCTCAGTTCGCAGCGGGTTGTGGGTTAGGCGGCGGATTTTTGGGAGGGGAATGGACGCTGTTCTTCTGCAGACAGGCTG